ATGACAGATAAACAAGTTATCGAATATAGGAATAAAATATCAAATAAAAAATACATGGATATGGCTATAAATAAAATCGCCGAAATGGAAAAATTAAGTAAAGATATAGCGGTTAATCAGGAAATGACCGTTCAAGAATTAAACTATATATTTGGCTGTAATATTAAAACTTTACGCAAAAAGAAGAAACTAACACAGCAGAAATTAGCTGACAAGCTAGGCGTTAATCAATTAACTATAAACGATTGGGAAAATGGACATAAATTCGCTCAACCTTTAAACTTGGTTTCTTTGGCGTCTTTATTAGGTGTAAAAGTTTATGAGTTATTTAAATAATCATATTAAACGCCGTTGGCGTATTTAATATAGAAGGAGTTAAAAGTGGCTAATTTAACAAATTCAGGAAGAAACGTATTAAGGAAATACATTCTGACCAAACAACTTATACCCATAAGAATATAATTTATATTTTATCAGTACAGCCCGTTTGCCTGTACGTTAACAGGTAAGTTTTAAATAAGGAAACGCAAATGAATACACTATTTTATCACATTAAAAAAGATCAAAAACATTATCTTAACGACACATTTGACGAAGGAACTTTTACCTATTATGAATTCAACGCTGATATTGGTATTACAGGTTACTTAAAAGGCTACAAAGCCTTTACTGATAGCGCGTATAAAACATTTAATTCTCATGCAGAGGCTTTAAGTTATGCAAGAAAGCGCGGCGGTGTAGACGTTTATAGCTATTAATAGGATGGTAGATAGAATGGAAGTAAGAGAGATAGTTAATAATTATTTAAAAGAAAACGGATTCGACGGTTTAGTCAATGATGAGTTAGAATGTTACTGCAATATAGAGGAAATGTATGAATGTGAATGTGTTTCGTATAATTGTAAGGTAGAATATTTGCACATACAGAAAGACAACTAACCATAAAGCAAAAAGATTTTATGTATGATTACTACATGAGTTACGGATATAAACAGGAGGCTAGAGAGCTATGGAATACCTAACAGTAGAACTTGACTGAACAGATGACAGGTGCGGCAATTGTAAATATCAAAACGCAACGAGACCTGTGCGCTGTGAAATATTCAGAAAGACTTTGCCTAAAATTGCTACAAATATGTATGTTGATGAATATAGCAGATTACAGGTTTGTATCGAGGCTTGTAAAAAGCATAAAGACAAGGTAGGATAGGGTATGAAGTGTGATAATTGTCAAAATAAAATAAATACAGGCGATAGATTTTTTACCGCTCCACCTATCAAATTCAATGGTGAAGATGCCCCTGCGTTATTATTAGCGGGACTTGATTATAAACAAGGTTTAACCAAATTGCTTTGCGAAAAATGCGCAAAAGACCAAGGTGAAACTCCAAATGCTAAACTTGGCATATTAAAAGAAAAACATGAAAACTTTGGAAGGTATGAAGTAGAAAAAATTGTTTAGCTTGTAAATATTGTTTAATCTCTAGGGCTATATACAATTAGTCCCATGACCATATATGATGTATTAAACAAATACGCAGAAAAAACAGGCAGGAACTTCAAAAACGCTGCCAAAAAGAAAGACTATGAGCAAGTTGTATAATTCCATGAGAGGTTATTTAGTACTTGATAGATAATAATATATCAGGTAGTATTATAAGCATGACTACAAATGAAGTAGCAGAGAAATTTGGTGTCGCAAGAAAAACCGTTACAATGTGGTGTAAAACGCAGCCTAATATAAAACGTAAAATAGGCACAAACGGTATAGCAGAATACGATCTAAGTAAAAAAGATATAGAACTATTCAAAAACAGAAAGTCAAAAGGCAGACCAAAAAAGATTGATAATGTAGAATAAAATATAGAACGTTCTATAATATACTACATAACCGTTAAGTAGAAACCAAAAAAATCATGAAAAAAAGTAAAAATATTTTTCTAAAACTCTTGACATTATATACAGAACGTTCTATATTATAAATATAAGCGATACAGAGAGTATCGAATATTTATGGAGGCAAGACAATGGAATACGGCAAGAACATGAGAGAAGTAGTGAGCGCTTACATGGCTCTCAGGACAACTGTAGAAAACAGAGTCAACGAAGAAGTGAAAGCTAACAGGATAAATCCTGAAAGCGCAAAAGGCGTAGTAACCAGCTTGATGAAAGAGCTTGTAGCTCAATCTTTCGGAAAAAAATAAGGAGGCAGGAAATGAACTACAAAATAGGTCAAGTGATTAAATGCGGTAACGGCTATTGTGTAAAAATTGAAGGTTTTGGAGAAAACGCAAAAAACGAAAAAACTGTTAAATACAGTATCTATGCAAACGAATCTGAAATGAGTAAAACAGCTAATCAGGCTGTACTCCGCAACAGAGAAGAAACTGTAAATAGACTGGATACCGAAATAAAGGCATATAAGAAAAAAGGAACCAGAAATATCAATATGTGGTTATTGCAGCAATGCGCATCAGCTCTAGCCGATATTGAAGCTGATAAAAAATCAGGCGGTAAAAACAAAGCTGTCATCAATCGTAATATTGGAAATATCGGTCTAGGTTTTTCAGGCAGAAAATTTGTAATGAACGGATACAAGCCTGTTAAAAAAACAAAAACTAAAAAGGTGTTTGTAAACCTTACAAGCTCGGCGGTTATGGCGCAAATCGAAGCGTCAAGAATTGCTATTCAAGGTTAAGTAAAAGAGGCAATGAATGAAAATCGAAAACAAGATACTTTTTAATCTCTGCCAGTCAATAAAGACCAGATATTTTAGCCGCATAGTAATTGAAGGTTATTTAGGCGGTGTTACAGTTTACGCAACGGATGGAGTTGTAGCATATAGGCAAAAAATAGAAGGCGATAATAAAAAAGAATTTACTCTATTCTTCGACAAATGGACTGAAAATAAAGGTGTGGTAGATACTGACAACCTTGAAAGCCAAGACTTAAATAATGATTTTCTTATAAAAATGAAAAAATATTTTAATCAGGAAACCTTTAATGAACTTTCTGTAAATTATAAAGACTGGAAACAAGCCGTAAAAGGCGTTGACGCAATCAATAAAGGCGAAAGATTGCACGACCTTGTTATTTCTTTACATAACGGCGATCTTGATCTTGCAAGCTGGAATTATTCAGGCTCTGTTTCATGGCAGATAGAAGGTATTTATAAAGGCAACGGAGCGGTATGTATAAATAAAAAATATCTTGATCTGATTAAATCGAATTTTAAAATAGGATATTGCAAAATTGACAAAAGAATAGTATTATATATTAAAGGCGATATTGATATAGTAGTAATGCCGAAAGAAATTGACAGCAAAATGTTTTATGAAGTTTTAGGCTATGAGTATACGCCTGTTAAAACAGAAACGGTCAAGAAAATTAGGAAGGTAATGATGCCTAGAGTAAAGAAATTTGACGGCTGGACATGGAATGAGAAAAAATTATCATGGACAAAAGTCTGTAATTGGTAGGAGTATATGATTTATTTATCTAATTTTAGAGAAGCAGGATACGATCCTAGAGCTATTTCAATAGCCGCTTTAACTCCAAAATGGTATAAAGGAGCTGTTAGAAAAGATTTAGCTCCTAAACTCTCTACGCTGACTAGGTTTAAAAATGGTGAAATAACAATGGCTGAATATGCGTTTGAATATACGGATAAGATTTATAGCCACGATCTTGAAAAATTAGCGGAAGAATTAGACAACCATGTTCTAATATGTTACTGCTCTAAAAACGAATTCTGTCATAGGTATTTATTAGGAATGTATTTACATAAGGAGATTGGAATTGAAGTAGAGGAGATAGGTGGTTTTGGTAATATATTTACAAAGCCGTTTTATGAAGTCACTTTACCAGTAGATTATCCTACGTGCCGCGAGGAGTTAGACGCAAATGGACTTAACGACTGGAATATAACAAGTTTAGTAGGACACTGGAAAGAATTAAAGAAAATAGGAAAAACACACCTTTTCCTTGATGAATATAAAGGAACTGCTTGACTATTAGTAAAATTGTATATATCAACTAAGTAAATACTAACGAATTGCAAAGGATACAATAAATGGCATATTCTTACCGTAAAGATAACATATTAACGGAGGAATTTATGCCTGACAAATATTACCAGCGAATAGCAAAAGAAGATCATTGTTCATATATATTTGATTTTGCAAAAAAGAAGTGGCAAAAAATATGCGATGTAGACGTAAGGGATGTTCCTTTATCTGTAAGAGATTCTGTCAATGAAGATATTGAAAAAGAACAATTAGAATTAGAGCTATTAAAAAGCATTAAGGTATAGACTAACGAATTGTAAAACACTGGTTTTGAGGAGGATAAAAACATGAAAATAAAGAAAAATACAGTTATGCACCTTGCTATGATTGTTACGAAGGTTCAAGAGTTGCTGGATGAAAATGGGGCGTACATCAGAGACACAAAAGTAGTCATAGAAAAGAACGAGAACGGTAAGCTGCAAACCCAGATTACGGTCGCATTAAAATCAGACTAACCCCAAAGGGTTTTTGCTTCTTGGACACTGCTGCTCGTTTCTTTTGGCGGATTAGGATTATTTATTGTACCGCCGCGCCTTAAAAATAAGTCTATTTTATCTGAAAGTGTTAGATAATCTAGAAATGTTGCGTCTTGTTCTAAATCGCTTCCTTTTGGAATTGAACCTAATAATAAAGCGGCTGTTTGTAATGCTATAAATCTGTGTTGGTATGTATCTGTCATTGTTTTACTCCTATCCCGATTATCGGCATATCGTAAATACATACTAAGGTTATATTCCCGAATTGCGAATGGAATTTATCTACACTATATTTCAATTATCTTAATATGTAGGAGTGCTCTATGAAAAAGAAAGTTGTTTTGAGGCAGCCAAGAGTACATGAAGCGGCACAAATGTCTAACGGACATACACGCTCAGTGTGGTCAGGCTGGACTCCGAGCGGCGGGGGTTAATCGGTTTTGGCAGAAATGGAAGCCGTAAGGCTGGCTCTGCAAAAAGTGGAGTCAGCTTTTTACACCTCAAACAAATGTATATTATTCTATTCAGGCGGTAAAGATTCAGTAGCTTGTTTACACCTCATAGAAAAATATTATGATAAAAATAATATAAATCTAGTATTTATGCCTTACATTGATGGTTTAAAAGAAACCGAGCTTGTAATAGAGATGGCAAAAAAGCGCGGTTATAGTGGAATACATCAATATCAACATTGGGGATATTTTAAGGATAAAGCGCATGGAGTATATTGTTTACCACAAGGCAAAGAAAAGAAATTAAGCGACATTTACAAAGAAGTCCGAGAAGATTTGGGCAATCTCCCCATATTTTATGGAGCGAAAAAATCAGACGGTATGTGGAGGCGATTAGTAACTTCTAACGCCAAATGGATGGTAAATGTTCACGCTCCTATTTATACTTGGTCAAAACACGATGTGTTGCTTTATTTAAGACACAATAACCTCGAATACCTAAAACAGGAAGGTGACAGAATTTCAGGCGTTGATCTTTCTGAGAAATACCTGTTATGGGCTTATGAAAACCAGCCTCAAAGTTACGAAGCTATAAAACAGGAATTTCCGTTTATTGATGTTGTTATAAAAAGACAGGAAGTAAGAAATGAGTAAATACGAAGGTTACACAATGGCTACGATTAAACGCAGCCAAATTCAAAACGCAAGCTACAACCCTAGAAAAATAAGCAAGAAAAACAGAGATAATCTCCGTAAGGGATTAGAAGCGCATAAATTAGTAGTGCCTTTAACGTGGAACATTAGAACAGGGAATTTAGTCTCAGGGCATCAAAGAATTAAACAGCTAGATGAAATGGAACAAACAAAAGACTACGAATTAACAGTAGCCCAGATAGATGTTGACGAAAAACAAGAGAAAGAAATAAACATTTTATTAAACAATCAAAGCGCGATGGGAGAATTCGACATCGACTTGTTAAGCGGTCTCATTGAAGAAATAGACTACGATCTGGCAGGTTTTGACGACAAGTCTATAGATACTCTGTTAGGCGGTTTCGATCCCGAAATGTTAAACGATGACGATCTTCAAAAGAGAGCAGATGACTACGATGAAGGTATAGCGCATAGAAAACGTATGCAGAAAGCGAGCCAAAAGACAAATAATGTAGACTATTATTCATGTTTAGTTTTCAAAGACGAATCAAACAGACAGGAATTTTTCGCTCTATTGGGAATTAAAGACGAAATGTATATTGACGGTAATAAAGTCATTGAAACGATAAGAGAGAAGTTTACAAGAAAAAATATTGAATAAAAATTATTAATCTGTTGACATAATCTTGAAAATAATATATACTAAAATCATAGAGTGATTAAATACTCTAAATCTTATTAAGGAGGTTATGCAATGGATTCAGAAAAAAAATCATCCGGCAAAATACCGGATGACCTTTTCTGGAAAGCGTTGGCGATTGTCGGTGTTGGAGCCAGTATCGCCAGTTTAATCCTGACCTTGCTTAAATAGCGAGTAGAGCCGCCAGTCTCAAAATACTGGCACTCTTTTATAAGAGTAATACTTTTATTACGGGAGGTCAAGGATATGACTGAAAAAACCAAGAAATTTATTGTTATTTGTTCGGCGATATCGGGATTATGCGCTGTTATTGTAATTCTAATTAATTTTTTATGAACAAAAAAACATGGGGCGGTCAGCGCAATGGCGCTGGTCGTCCTAAACTTGAAGAAAAGCGCAAACAGAGGGCTTTAAAATTCTTCGATAAAGAATGGGAACTTATAAAAAAGAAAGCAGCTGAAAAGAATATGCCTCCAAGAGAATATCTGTATTGGTTGGTAGAAAGAGATAAACGATAACACGTACTTAGTAAATATAGACGTATTGTTTTTTATTTTTAATAAATTAAAATATATTTATGGCAGGCGGTAGACCGACTAAATATAACAAGAAATATTGTCAAATTGTACTTGATATGATGAAACAAGGCAAAAGCGTTATTGCCTGTTGCTCAAAGTTAAATATACATAGGGATACATTTTATGAATGGGTTAAAGAACATCCTGAGTTCTCCGACACATATAAGTTAGGTATGGCGCACGCAGAAACGGTATGGGAAGGTATTGGAGAAAAGGGCGTTTTAGGGATGGAAGTAAAAAGAGCAGACGGAGCAACTGGTAGAGTTCATCCCGGAATGTACGCTTTCTTTATGAAAAACCGATTTAAATGGACAGACCGAGTAGAGCAAACAATAAGCGGCGATTTTAATACAACGGTTGATGATATAAGCAGCCTAACACCCGAAGAACGCAAAAAAAGAATTGCTGATTTAATGAATAAAGCAAATGTATAATCCTGATTTATTAAATGAAAGTGAACAAAGAGAATTTCTCGAATTAACGAAGCAAGAACAGCTTGAAAAAGTATCTCCTAAAATGGAGAGATTCAGAGAACCTTATCGAATTAAAATCGCTCAGGGAGGCAGGGGCGCAGGCGCAAAGTCATGGTCTGCCGCTTCCTTGCTTATCCAAAAAGCGCAATGGAATCCTTTAAGAATTTGCTGTTTCAGGGAAATTCAAAAATCGTTAGAAGAATCATCATACCGTTTAGTAACCGACACTATCAGCCGTTTACGTTATCCGAACTGGAAAATAACAAGGGAGTACATAGATTCACCCAGCGGATCGCATATCATATTCAGAGGTCTAGCCGACATGAGAGCAGCGGATCAAATGAAGTCACTAGAAGGTTACGACATTTTCTGGTTAGAAGAAGCGAGCGCGATCTCTAAAGAATCATTGACCGTACTTTTGCCGACACTCAGAAAGCCCGGATCGGAGTTATGGGCAACGCTAAACAGGGAAGCCGAGAAAGACCCTATCATAGCCGAGTATTGGGATTCAGACAGAACCGATGTTTTAAGAATAGAACTGGAGCAAGGCAAGATAGATAATCCGTGGTTTCCTGATGTTTTGCAGACAGAAATGGAAGCGGCTTACAAGAACAATCCCGATGAAGCTCTCCATGTATGGGGAGGGCAACCGAGAGCGCAGGGCGATAATGCCGTGCTTTCAAGAGTAGCGATTAGACAGGCAATGGAGCGAAAAGCTGAAGAGACAGAGCCTGACTGCATAGGAATTGACGTAGCTAGGTTCGGAAATGACAAAACAGAAATGTTCCGCCGTAAAGGCGCAAAAGTAATAGCGCGTAAATCCTGCGCGAAAAAAGACACCGTTTATGTTGCCAATGAAGCGTGGGAATTGTCAGACAGTAATCCTGACGTTACTTTTCTTGTTGACGACACGGGGGTTGGCGGCGGTGTAACTGATAACCTGAGAAGATTGGGTGCAAGAAATGTAATCCCTGTAAACTTTAACGGATCGCCTAAAAATAAAACTAAGTACAGTACCGTAGCCGATGAAATGTGGTTTGAATTTCCCGTAGATGAAATTGAAATCCCTGACGATCCGCAACTCATGGAAGAATTATCAGGCAGGAAGTATAACTATGATAAAATCGGGCGCAGGAAAATTGAGCCGAAAGATGATTTTAGGAAAAGGTACAACAGATCGCCTGATAAAGCGGATGCCCTTCTTCTCTGTTTTTATACTGGTTATCATAGGAGTTCATCATCGAGCGTGGGCGAGGCGGTCACGAAGTGGGGCTAGGTCTTTTTCTTGTCTTTGGGCGGTCTGCCTGCGCTAGGTGTATTAATTATATCTTTATACGCTTCTATGGAATACTGAGCTTCATAACTTATAGGCTTATGTCCGCGCCTTAAAAGGCGCATTTCTACTGTTTTTCTAGGTATCTTTTTACCGTATAGTTTACTGAGTTTTTCTACCATTTCTGAGATAGTCATTCCCTTCATTCCTTTAATTATCGGATAAATTCTTGAATATTTGTAGATATTTTTCTACATTTTCTATTGACATATTGTAGGGTTATATCTACAATAAAACAATATGAGATATACACAAATGGAAATTATGGACTTATTAAGTGTGTCTTGTGGTACTGTCCGTCGCTGGTCAAAAAAACTTGGTGTAGGAGAAAAAAATGGTATATATGTATATTATACAGAAAATGAATACAATCTATTAAAAAAACATATACATAATAATATAGCTGTATTATCTAACAATGGCGTTATGGCAACTGTAAATTTAGCAGGTCGTTGCGTAATTATAGACAGTAATGATTTGAATAAAATTACTGATAAAAAGTGGGGATATATAGGCAAAAAAGGGTTTGGAACATATATAAAATGTGAAAATGGTTATAAATATACATATTTGCATAGGTTGTTACTAGGTGAACCAGATGGATTATGTGTTGACCATATAAACGGAAATAAACTCGATAACAGGAAATCCAATTTAATAATTCGCAGTCGTACCAATAATAGAAATAATAGTACAGGATTTATGGGTGTATTTTGTTATACAGGAAAAAAGAAAAAAAGGTATAGAGCTTATATATATAACGATAATAAGCGTATTTGGTTAGGAACATACAACACCCCAGAAGAAGCCCACGCCGCCTACTGTAAAGCCGCCATGAGGCTGGTTGCTGAAAAATATTTGGAGGTAAGAAAATGAATGGTTCAACGACAGATGAAGAAAGAAAAGCAAAAGAGGAAAAACTTAAAAAGCAAATGGAAGAATTTGAGACTCTTTGCAAGCCACTTAATGATTGGCTACAGAATAACTATCATCCACACACAATGATCATTATTCAAAATAACAGAGCAGAAATTGTTGAAACAATAACAGGCGTACCATTCAAGGTATTAGATTAGGAGAAAGTAATGAAACCAGAAATTGAAACAATAAAAACACCAACAGGGCATATCTGTATCATGCAAGGAGAAAAAGGCAGACCGCTTGAATTCTTGTCTTTAGGCGACTACGGGAAAGAAAAGAATATCAAAGCTGACTTTATGGGAATTAACCGCGAAATTAATGGTGTACCTCATGGCGAATTACTGCCGTTGGAAGATAAATGGGTGATAACTATATCGACACAATACGGTTGTTCTATGGGTTGTTCATTCTGCGATGTTCCATTAATAGGTAAGGGTGAAAACGCTACTTTTAATGATTTAATCAATCAAGTTAAAAACGCTCTTGATTTACACCCTGAAATTAAACAAGCCAAAAGAATAAACCTACATTACGCAAGAATGGGTGAGCCGACTTTCAATCACGATGTTATTAAATCGGCTTACTATTTAAAAGGATTTTTTGACAAACTAGGCTGGGGTTTCCATCCTGTTGTTTCTACTATAATTCCACAAAAAAATATGGCAATGATTGACGGTTATAATCTATCTACTTTTATTGGTGATTGGATAAATTTAAAAAATAATTTTAATGGAGAGGCAGGGTTACAAATAAGTGTAAATACAACAGATGATGATATACGCAGAAAAACTATGCCTAATGCTTTTTGTCTTGCCACTATTGCTACAGAATTTAATTATCGCCTAAAAGACAATGGATTAAAAGGTCGTAAAATTGCTCTTAATTTCGCACTAACTGACGCGACTGTTGACGCAAAAGAATTAAGACTTTATTTCGATCCGCAATATTTCATGTGCAAAATTACACCCATGCACAATACAAAAGCTGTTATTAAAAACGGAATGATTACTGACGGCGGTTATGATTTTTATTATCCGTATAAAAAAGTAGAGGAAGATTTAAAAGCAGAGGGATTTGATGTTTTAGTTTTCATTCCTTCAAAAGAGGAAGATGAAAGCAGAATAACCTGCGGAAACGCGATATTAGCAGATAGAGTTTAGCTATCTAGGTGAATAGAAACGGAGGGAGAGAATGATAAACAAAACTAAACTTGAAACTATCAATGAATTTGTTAAAACAATCGAAAACATTGACAGCATATTTACTTTTGGGAACAGAGAATTTTATATCTTGCATTACAACAGTGGCAACACGTCAGATATATCGGCAGAGATTATCGACAACGCTCTTTCAGCGTATAAAGAAACCTTAACATCGAAACTAAAACAATTGGGGTATGAAGAAAATTATGTGGAAGTAACGGCTAGAGGTTAATCCGCTTAGGCGTGTAAATAAAACGGAGGGTATATGAAAACTTGGTTTGATAAAAAACCTAAAAAAGTAAAATGCGGTGCTTTCGGCAATCAAAACAGTAAAGGAAGTTATATGAAACCACATGAATACTTCGTAATAGTTGACGGCAAAAAACAACAAGCAAGTACAGGCATTAGTTTCTGGAAAATACCTGGCTGGCGTGAAAAATGAAAATAGAACCCAAATCCTGCACTTGCACTATCACCCTGCCAACATCTGAGTATAACAAGATGGTCGAGTACATAAAGAAACTTGAAGACGCTGTTGGTAAGAGTTGTGGTAACTGCGTAGGGTGTGAATATGACGATGGAACATATACACGAAGATCGTTAAGTAAAGATCGTGTTAAATGTGATAGCTGGATATGGAATGAAGGTAGTGAGTGAATAACCGTTGATACCAACTAAGTACAAACAAACGAATTGATATTATTTATTAAGTAGATACAATCTAGTTAATAAATTTAGCGGAGGGGAAAAATGGAAGGATTAAGCCCGAGACAACAGGAAGTGTATGACTACATTTGGGATTACAACGAGAAAAAGGGAATGTGTCCAAGTATAGAAGATATAGCCAACGGGCTAGATTTGGCGAGTACAACGATTGCTACTTATGTTGACGCATTGATTAAAAAAGGTGTTGTTACAAACGAATACGGTACTCCCAGATCGTTACAAGCGGTTGTATTGAAAGAGGCGGTATGAGAAAAATAATCATTGCTATAATCAATTTCTTCAAAAATATTTTAAATCGTAACCCAAAGACAGAGATTGAGCCTGAAATTGTCATACCTATAAAATCTGTTGATCCTGATAAACCAATAAAAAAGAAAAAGCCTAAACGCCGTTACTACCAATTAGAAAAGAAAGAGCGGATTAAAAGACGCTGGGAAGGAAAAATCAGGTTTGAAAATGAAAAGAGAGGTGTTGTATGAAAGACAAGTCAGAAATGAACCCAGAGGAAAAAGCAAAACGAGGTATGAGGATTGTAGATGATTGCATAATGGGCAAGTCTTTTGTCACGGAGCAGTTAAAAATAGCTAACAGGGAATTGAAAAAGATTGGTGCGGAAATTTGCCACATTGAAAATATTGATGGTGTTAAATTTCCGTCAGCCAATGTAACAATTAGTTTTTCTTATCAAGCCCTTGACGAATATATTGCTCAATTTCAGCAGCAAGAGCAAGGTAGCGATTTATGAGACCGCCTATTCTATCAGATTGGCTTATAACAGCTTCCTCTTCTTTGCCTCTCATTAATACAGCGATTTCAAGGGATTTAGCACGGATTTCTTGATCTGTCATTGTTTCACTCCTATTTCTATTATCGGTATGAAGTGAAACTGTAAAAAGTAAAAAATGAAATATAGGATAAATAGTATACAGATTTTTACCAAAAATTAAACGGAGGAATAATGAAAATTAAAATTAGTGAAATTAAAATCGGCAAAGGTCGGCGCCCAATCGATCTTGAATATGTAAAAGAGCTTGCAGGTAGTATTAAAGATGTAGGTTTGCTTAATGCTATTTCATTAACCGAAGATAAAACGCTTATAGCTGGTCAACACAGGATAGAAGCGCATAAACTTTTAGGATTGACAGAAATTGATTATACTATTTCAAACCTTACTGGTAAAAAAGCAAGATTAGCAGAAATTGACGAAAATCTTATTAGAAATGAAGTTGCTTTTTACGATAGAGGCGATCTACTTTTAGAGCGTAAGGCAATATACGAAAGTCTACACCCTGAAACAAAAAAAGGCGGTGATAGAGGAAACCAGCATACGGGAGGCAAAACGACAGAATGTCGTTCTGCCACATTTACAAATGATACAGCAAACAAAACAGGTGTATCTAAGAGAACTATTGAACGCGAAATGGAACTTGCAAAAAAACTTACTCCCGAAGCAAAAGAAGCGATTCGCAAACTTGATAAGGACGAAGAAAAAGACGTTACAAAAAAAGACGCTTTCAAGCTTGCGAGCGCGTCACCTGAGAGACAAAAAATAGCGGCCGAATTTATTGAAAAAGGTGAGGCAAAAGATATTGACGAAGCATTAGAAGACGCATTTATTTATGATAATTCTAAGACAAGAAGAAGGATAGCGGAATATAAAAAAACGGGCGTTAAACCAAAAGATTGGATTGATGGCTCTGATGATGAAATCCTTGCTAAATCTTATGAAAAAGACGCAAGACTAGCCGCAGGTAAACAAGGCAACGACAAAAAAGCCAAGTCAACCATAAACGCTGACAAAGACCCTGTTATAGAAACTACTCTTGGCTGCTTAAAGTTGATGATTAAAACCAGAGGAAAGGACTACATGATCGCTGTTTGTAAGTCGTTAAAGACAGAGCTGAGTAAATTGATCTCATGGGCTGAGAAACAATAGGAGGACGATTACTGAAATGGGGTATGAGTTAAAGGAGTAGTAAAATGAGAGAAGTAATACTGTATTCAGCGAAATGGTGCGGGGCGTGTCAATCAATGCGTCAATGGTTTCTCAATGATATTAAACTTAATGGAGTAACTTTCAAGTACATAGACATCGAGGAAGAACCTAATGATAGCATATGTTCCTTACCAACTATTATGTTTAAAGAAAACAGCATTGAAGTAGACAGGCACAACGGAGCTATTCACATGATTGATCTGGTAAAAAGGATTAGATCAATATTTCCAGATTTAAACTGAGATAACCATGCTAAAACTACTCCGTTTTCTAATTACAGGCTCATGGCATGAGCATAAATGGGAGATTGTCAAAGAATTTGTAACAAAGATTTACAGTTGGAATTGTGATGATAAGCCAAATAAAATTCAACATCTATATATCCAAAAATGCGAAGGTTGCGGAAAGTTACAAGAGTTTACCTTTACGCAAGGATGCGAATAAAATATTTTGCGTTGCAAAATTAAATAAAATTATAGGAGTAAAATTATGGAAAAAAACAAACTGATTAAAACTGGAATAATCGCATTAGTAGCTATCGTATTGGTTTTAATTCTCAATCCGTTAAGTTGTATAGGAGCAACTCAAAGGGGTGTCATTAAGACTTTTGGAAAAGTTGACGATTCAAGAACATTGGAGCCGGGTATTCAAGTTAAAGCTCCTTTTATTCAGTCAATTAAAAGATATGACCTTACACCGAAAACAATAAAAGTTGGAATATCTGTCGGTGATGATGGCGCAGTATCTCTAGACAAACAAACAATCGGGGTAAAAGGAACTGTAAATTGGCGGTATGATGAAACGCAAATAATACGAATAGCCATGTCGTATAGTTCAGATACAGTCCTTGCGGATAATGTTAGTGATATAATAGTAACCGCTATTAAAAATATAATCGGTCAATATAACATAGACACGATTGTAAGAGATCAAGACGGGTTAGCGGAAAAAGCAAGGCAGTTATCAATTCAACGATTAGAGAGTGCAAAAATACCAGTAATAATAACGGCATTAAATTTAAATAATTGGGATTGGTCTGCTGACTACGATAAAATGATAAAAGAAACGGTTGCAATGCAACAGGCGGCATTAAGAGCTGAAGCGGAATTGAGAATGGTTGAACAAACATCTCAAAAACAACGCATAGAAGCTGAAGCCGCTGCGCTTGCTATGGCTGCTACTGCCGAAGGCAGGAAAAAAGCTGCGGAACTTGACGCAGACGCAAAAAGAGCTGAAGGGCAAGGTATAGCTGATTATAACAGATTGATTGCTCAGAACATGGCGATTGAATTGGAATTCAGACGATTAGAAATACAACTTGAAAGGGCTAAACGTTGGAACGGTGTTGAAATAGCGACATACCTTCCGTTAAATCCTGCTGGCGGTATTGTTACATTGCCAAGTCCGGCAAGATGATCTCAGTTGGATATTTTAAAGGGAACGCCGAGTAAGTGAAAAAACGAACTGATTGGAAAAAAGTAGCATTAAGCGCAGAGAAAAAATTACGTGAGATACACGGCGTTCTAGCCTCATTAAGATACGATCAAAAACAAGATGGATATGAAGTAACCGACCATCATAGACTTTTAATGATGACAATACCGATTAACGACATAAAGTATATCGCAGATAATATTAAAGCAGGGAGAGAACAATGAGCAATCCTTCCGATTACGGTTTTCCCTGCGGCGATCAACTATCAGCATGGCATGATGTTACTCAGAAACTTGAAGGTCAGGAACAATATCTGTTTGACGAATTACAACATAGGCTTAAAGAGCGAGGTTTATGCACTAATCAAATTAAAGTTTGGGCGTTAGTGGAAGCAAAGGAAAGTTTAAAAAAAGAAAGCGACATTTTATATTAAGGAGGCAGAGATTGAAAACAAAAATTAAATATATTATTTCAATAACTATTTTTGCTTTTTCTATCATTACCGTCGCTTACCTGAGATTTACCAATATTGACATGACTGAATCAAGGCTGTTAATAGCTTATTGGTGGCAATGGTTAGCGTTATCAGGGATTATAATTATTGGAGCTTTGATACTTAGGACAATTAAAGATGAATAGGAGAATATGTTATGGAATACCTAACAGTAGAACTTGACTGCACAGATGACAGGTGCGGGAAGTGCAGGTTTATTGATTTTGGCACTTGTCTAATTAGTAGAAAGATAATGCAGTCTGTTTATAGTAACGGAGTATGGGGAAAAGATTATTATCGAAATGCTGAGTGTATCGAGGCTTGCAAAAAGCATAAAAACAATATAGGATAGGGATATGGAGAAACAAATGACATATGAATATTTAAACGAACTCATGTTTGGTGAAAAACAATTAACACTAAGCGTTAAGAAATTAACAATAGAGCAAGACAAACAGATGTTGCAAAAACTAGAAAAAAGCAAAGAAACACCAACTGTTATTGCTATGAAAGATACCATTAATAACCACCCAGATTTTGAGGCAAATGATCGTACATGGTGTGAATATAAATTAAAAGTATGCGAATTAATGAATCAAATTTTATCTGATGTAATAAAAGAACGATCTAACTCCTAACTCGTAAATATAGAAAATTTACCCATACCGTTAGCATAAACTTAGTAAATATTTCCGAATTGTCCCACCTTTAATTCAGGCGCATAATTTCTCCATGCCTGTAAACAATCAATCAAACGAATACAAAGACAATTATCTTAATTGGCAAACTGTCAGAGACGCAGTTGACGGTCAGTTTAGGATTAAAGCCGCGAGAGAAACGTATCTCGCAAAAAGTTCAGGTATGTCTGAAATTGACTACAAAAACTTTTTAAAAAGAGCGACTTTTTTTGGCGGAACTTCAAGAACAGCGGAAATTCTGCATGGGCATATTTTTGCTAAAGACACAAATCAATCGGGCGAAGATCAAATATCAGATGCCGCTAAAGAATGGTTAAAAAATATAGACAGAGCCGGAACCTCATTAAAAGAATATATGTCCGCTACTACATGGGATTCAATGAAAACTGGTTACGGCGGCGATCTTGTTGATTATGTTCAGATAGAACCCGGAACATCTCTGGCTGATGGTCAGGGCAGGGCTTATTTAAAATGGTACGCAGCAGAATCTATTTATAACTTAGAACAAACCGTTATTAACGGCAGTAGAAAAACATCTTTAGTTATACTCAGGGAAGATATTAAACAAAAAAACCCAAAAGACAGATTTGACACCATTACAACAGAGGCGTATCGTGTACTTTCATTAGATGAGCAAGGTTATTATATACAGGAAGTGTTTAGAAAAGCGGAGGAAGGAGAGGCTAGTCAAAACGGTTTTATTCCAATCGAAACAATAGAACCCAGAATGAACGGAGAAAGATTAAACTTCATTCCATTCTATACCCGACCCGGAGAAAATCCTGAAAAATCAATGTTACTCGATCTTGCAAACGAGAATATAAACCACTATCAATTAAACGCTGAATATAGAAACGGATTATATTTTACCAGCGTTCCAACCCCTATAGTTGAAAACATGAAAAAACCATACAAAGAGGAAGAATTAAAATGGGATGAAGAGTATGAAGAAAAATATACCGATGAAAATGGAGAACAAAAAACAAGAAAAAAAACAAGAGTAAGGTCGAAAATAGTTGAAAAAGAAATAGAAGTAAAAACAGGCGGTTCTAATTTTCTATTCTTCCATTCGGAAGACAAAGACGGCAATACTACTGGCGTTCATGTTAAATTTCTTGAATTCACAGGCGCGGGATTGAGCGAATGTGCTAACGCTATAAATGACAGTATGAGTAAAATGAAAATGCTAGGCGTTAAAACATTAGGTACGGAAAAAAGAGGAGTGGAATCTACAGAAACAACACTAATACAACAATCTGCTGAATTAAGCGTATTAGGCGCGTTTGTTAGAAGCACAAACAATAAAATAACTCCCGCAGTCAGGTTAATGTTAAAATGGAACGGCATACCCGAAGAAGAAGCTGACAAATGGTCTAGCGAGCTTCCGACAAGGTTTAATCGAAACGCTATATCAGCTCAAATACTGTCTATCATGCACACGGCAAGGCAGTCAAACGAACTGCCTAGAAAATCATGGTTTGAATTCCTTAAAGAGTATGGTGATGATAACGACAGCATGATAGTAAAAAACATGGACTATGAGCAATTTGTAGAGATGCTCACGTCAGATGACAATGTTTTAAGTCATGGTGTTAGCGGGGATTAAGAACGGAGGTTGATATGAAATGTGTAAACTGTAAAAGAGAAATTCTCGCAGGCGATATTTATTACAACAGGAACAGCGATCCAAATAAAGGTAAAAAATATTGTGAATATTGCGATTTTGGCGGTAAGGGTAAAGTAAGAGTAATAGAGCCTAGAAAAGCATATAGGGAGGAGAAATAATGAATAAACCAAAAGAATTAAATATTTGCGGCATTCCATTTAATCTTACATATTGCGATAATTTAGCTGATGTTGATCTGCATAAAAGAGAAACATTATATGGACAGATTGATTTAACTACACAGAGTATAAGAATTTATGATGATAATTGTAATATAGAATTTATATGGAAAGTTATTATCCATGAAGTATTGCACGCTATTGGTGATATATCTAGTTTGGATATGTTAGATATAGAGGGCGATAAAGGCAAACACACTCATAATGAACTTAATAATCTAGCGGCTGCGTTGACTGATTTTCTTTTCAGAAATAATTTAATTAAGATTGAAAAAGAATAGTTACTATCAATTTATTGAGGCTGTATAATGGCTAAACAGGTTTATGACAAAGTAGTAAAGCCTAGAGCTTCTCAGTTAAAAGATATTTATTTAAGACACGGAATAAACCTGACCCGTTATTCCAATCATCAAGCAAGAAAATTATTAAACATTCTCGATCAATCAAACATTCAAATTAAAGACATAATCAGCAGGGCTAAATCAGTTGAAACAAAAGAGAAGTATCACAGAATCGAGAGAGAAATAAAAAGGATAACAGATGATCTTACAGAGGAATTGAACGGTCAATTAAAACTTGACTTTACAAACTTGGCTGAGGAAGAAACGCTGTTTGTTAAGAGCGCAATGAGGCGGGTGGGAGTGACGGCTGACTTTGAACTTCCCGCGCCTGCTAGGATTTGGTCGGCGGCGAGTTTTGGTACATACGGCGGATCGAGTAGTAAAGAAACTTACCAGAGTTATCTTGACGGGTTCGGTCAAAACACTTTCAAGGTTTGGGATAACGCAGTCCGCAGCGGTTATTTAATAGGGCAAACGGCGCAGCAGATAAATCGCGCTGTGTTAGGCTCAATGCAGAATTTAGAAGTCGGTCAAATGCAAGCGTTAAGAAAGTCGCTTGAAACAAACACCATAACAATGGTTGCGCATTTATCGAGCGAGGCAAGGAGTGAAACATATAGGCGCAATTCAAGTTTGTTTAGCGGTTTTCGTTACATTGGAACTTTGGATAGCCGTACCTGTCTTGAATGTTCAGTCCTAGATCATAAGGTTTTCGAGAAAGAAGAACCGGCTACTCCCCAACACAACCGCTGCCGCTGTCAATGGCTTCCCGAAATAAAAGGCATGGAAGGCTTTGATGATGACGATGAACGCGCCTCAGTTGACGGTCCAGTTTCAGCTAATACCACTTATGAAGATTGGCTTGCAAAACAACCAGAGGATGTACAGCGAGATATTCTAGGCGCGACACGATTTGAACTTTACAAACAGGGTATGACGATAACTTCATTTGTAGCGGATGGACAGAAACTAAACTTGCAAGAGTTGGCAGAGAAGGAAGGTATTGAATTACCAATAAATAAAGGTTGGAGCGATACTACTAATAACGCAAATATAATAAATGAGGCTCAAGTAAACAATCTTGCTATGTATCAGGAATTAAATAGACTTCGTGTATTAGGAAAAGAAACAGGCAATGAAAGATTATCTATTATGAATTATGACGGCGAAAGTTTAGGCTCATGGCAAGGCGGTAAAGATGCAGTTACAATAACAAGAGCAATCGAAAACAAACTTTTAAAAGCTGATGATAATACACTCACTATACTTCATAACCACCCTAAATCTAGCAGTTTTTCCATTGAAGATTTAGATATAATGTCCAGTTATAAATCTATAAGAGATATGAGGGTAATTGGTCATAATGGCAGGGTTTTTACAATGAATATTGGTACAGGACAAAGACCGACACTAAGAGAGCTTGAAGATTTTAAGGACTTTATATATAATACAGCTAGAACAAACGTAGGCAATAGTCATATGCCAAATAGCATATTTTACGGCAATTATTACAGTGAGAGAAACAGGCTTATTGCCGAACATTTCGGCTGGTCGTATAAAGAGGAGGCTCCGCGTGGAAGAAAACGATGATGAAGTATTATATATCATTCACGATGACGAACCAGATCCGCTTTCAATGACCGAAGAAGACTATTTTAAAGCAAATGAAGAATATCTCGCTAAAGTAAGAGCAAATTCAGAAAGAAGACTAAAAAGGATAGCTAAACATAACTCTCAAAAACAAAACGTATAACCTCACAAACCAACTAAGTAAACATTCCCGAATTGCACATATCTCTAAATTAAAACAAAATTACTTATCCTAATTCAAAGAGAATACATATAATTATTTTGGTAGAAGTGCGTAAAGATATAACTGGCGCAAACAGAACCAGAGGGAGAGGTTAATAATGGCATACGAAAAAACAGTATGGAAATCACGGCAGGGAAAAAATCTTAATAGATTTACAAAATCTCAAATAACAGATGAAACAGTTAACTTATTAAATACACCTGAAGAAATAACAGAACCCGGAACTCCTATTACGCCTCAGAACATGAACAAAATCGAGCAGGGCATTTATGACGCGCACGAAGCAATCGCAACAGAAGCAGCGGCGAGGCAGGCGGCGGACAACCAATCAAATCAGGCTATTGAGAATATCAACAAAAAGATTCCCAATCAGGCAAGCGAAACAAACCAATTAGCGGATAAGAATTTTAC